AACGTCGCGGTCTCGCACGGAGACCGGGAGCGCCAGCCCGACAACACTGAAAACAATCTATGAAAATCAAATCCCCAACTGCGGAGCGGGTCTCCGTTGCGAGCACCGGCCTTGTTCGGCCTTGGCGGTTTATGCGGACTGCGCCGAAGAACGGCATGGAAATCGAAGTGCTCGTCTATCACGTAAATCGCCGCTACGCCAAACGCTCCGAGAAAGGCGAATGGGAATCCATCGAGAAAGCCCGCTGGATCGACCACAACGGCGGCGGATGGACATGGAAGGGCATGCACGGTCAATTCCGTGGCTGGCGTCCGCCTGAAAAGCTGATGTTCGTCGCGGAGAGGTGCGCGGATGCGCTTCTGACGGCGTTCGATGGCAAGCCGTGCCAGCGCCTACAACTCATGCGCGGCAAGTGGGAGCATGAGGAGAGAAACATGGGCGGCTGGTGCCGACAAGCGATCATCGACCGGATCATTGACGTGCTCATGGAATCTTGGCCGAACGCCTAGCTATGCCAGCCCTGCCCGCCATCGACTTTGATTCGCCAGTAACTGCCCGCCGGGTAGGGATTGGCATGAGCGTCTTGTTCATGGCCGGTTTACGCCTCCGAAAAAAAGTAAGATTATTTGCGAAAAGATGTTGACGCGATGCAAATAATCTGACACCTTGCGTGTGTCGAGGCAATCAAGCCCCGCCCAACAAAAAAAAGAAAATGAACAACCAAGAAATCGCAGCCCACATCATTGCCACCGTCACCGACAGCACTCTCACCGTGGAGGCTCATCCCTACGATGATGGCCAAGGAGTCACCCTGCTCATCACCCCAAAAAGCAAGCTGATGGTCGCCATCTCCAACGCAATCAAAATCACCGTCCCTTACCTTGCCGGCATCGCCAGCGAGCAAAACGAAAACTCAACGGTTGAGTTTGATACCATCACCGAATCCGGCGCAATCGTCGCAGTCGTCCGCAACAAGTAACCTCCAACCGCCGCCCCGAAAGGGGCGGCTCATCTCAATGGAACTCGAACAAGCTAGAGACATCTTACGCGCAATCCTGGTGACTGGCGATCCGCGCATAAAAAAAGCGGACACGCAAGCCCGTGCGCTCGGACTGACGGGACGGTGGAGAATCTGTGACATCATGCGTCACGTCCAAATCGATGCCGCCGAGGTGATCGGATGCCGTGTGGACGACTTGGATCTCACCCGCAGCTATCACGTCAAAGTGATGACGGACGTGATGATCCACATGGCGGAAGAAGAAATTGCCGCAGCCACTGGATCGCTCAAAAGCTCGCAATCTTGCTACCTCCAAAAAGCCTTATGAATCACGACGAATACAAAACGACCCGCGAAATCGTCGGCACGCAGCAAGACGCTGCCGACCGGCTGGGGGTAACGCGCCAACTCATCTCGGCTCGCGAAAAAGGCACCGCCCGAATCACGGAAGAGGCCGCCATCGCGATCCGAGAACTCGCCCGAACCACCAAACCGCGCCGATCCAAAAGGCCATGAACGCAATAGCGATGGCATCCGCCGACGAGAAAACTCCACCGAAGGAAACGACTCTATGAAACCAGAAACCACCGAAACACCCCAGAAGGCGGATTGTCCATCCGCGTCTTGTTCGCTTTCCATGTCCGTGTGGGCTGGCAAACTTGTGCCAGGTGGCGCGAAACGGCTGGCAGCTCTGATATGTCGCCACGGTGGAATCCCTGAACACGCATGGAAATGCCCCGAATGTGGCGGCCCGATCCAAGCGGATGATGACGGCGGAATCGTCAAGGTGGAGTGGAGGTATTCCATGGGATGCAAGGACCAAGACTGCATCTCGGTGTGCGCTCCAAGCGTGAAATCAATGATCCGAATGTGGGTCGAAGAATGTGAAGCGAACAGCTAATTACACAAACAAAAGTTGGATTTATATGAAAGCGGGCGAGGCGATGGCTTTATTTGATAAAGGTATGCGGGAAGAACGAAAGGCGCGGGCTACGATGGAAACCTATCGCTCGCATGTCCGGCAGTTTTTAGCGTTTCGCCCGCCTGCGGAAATATCCGAAGGCGGGGAGTGAATGGCCGTGGTTTTGGGTGTGGCCTGCGCCTGGGGAAAGTGTGGACCCACAAACCAAGACGAAACGGCGTCATCATCGCTGCGCTGAAGGGTTTTCTAAAGCGCTCAAGGTAGCCGTGCGAAGGGCGGCAGTGTCCAAGCGTGTGACCGCGCACGCATTCCGTCACGGGTTTGCAACTGCTTACCTCATGGGCGGGGGGACGGTGCCGGAACTGCAAGAGCTGCTTGGCCACGCCAACATGGAGACGACCGAGATTTATGTGCATTGCCTGCCACAATTGGCTTCCCGGGTGGGGAGTCCGTTAGATGCCGAAGAAACCAACATTTTACCCATCCGTCGCACAGCATGATTTTAGAAACCTCGAAACGGCCATTTCGCCACCCGGTGCCTGTTGAGTCACTGGAATATTATTGCCATCCGATGAGTGGGCATGTTTTTCACCGCCCGGCATGGGGGAGGGACTCGAAACTTTATGTTTCCAACTGCCACATTGCGCTGCGGTTTTTTAATTTTTCGGCTGCGGAGGGTCACGGGCCGATGGCTGCGGTTGACCGGCTATTGCGCCAGCCTTGGCATACAAGAAGATTTGAGAATGCCAAGGCGTGGAGGAAACTCGACGACGTGACGCTCGATCTTTTTGCCGAGGGCATGTTTCCGATGTGGCGCATGGGGCCAGCAGTGCCGTGCTTCCAGGTCGATCCGTGCGCCAGGGTCAACCATGGCGCTCTGGTCCCGCTGGCGAGCTTACAAGCGGTTTCACGGCTCCCTCGCTGCGAGATTTACACCACCATTGACCGAGGCGGGCCGGTGCCGTTCCGGTTCAACGGCGGCGATGGCCTGATTGCCCGTCTGACGGACAAACAGGAAGCCGTGAGGACTGACACCGTTTGCCACATTTTTTCTACATCAACACACTAAAACTATGGCTGGAGACTGGTTAAAATTTGAAAAAACGACGATGGACAAACCCGAGGTTTATGAGATGGCCGGCATACTGGGAATTGATCCCGATGCTGTTGTCGGGAAGCTCCTGCGGGTGTGGGCGTGGTTCGATGAGCAGTCCCGGGACGGTAACGCTCCCGTAACGGTGGCAGCGTTACTAAATCGCATCACTGGTGTTCCTGAATTTGTGCAAGCAATGAAATCGGTTGGCTGGCTCATCGAGTCAAACGGTCGTTTGATTATTCCTGAATACGACCGGCACAATGGAAACAACGCAAAATCAAGGGCTTTAACCAAAAAGCGGGTGGAAAAGTTACGCTCAGGTAACGGTGGCAGCGTTACAAAAACGGAGCAAGAGCGTTACCAGAGAAGAGAAGAGAAGAGTATTATTACTCTTACGAGTAATAAAGCGCGGGGGACGTTGGAGGAGTTGAAAGCATTCGCGGTTGAGCTGGGGATGCCGGCGAGTGATGGCGAGTCGATGTTTCACCACTGGGAGTCTAACGGGTGGCGGAATGGATCTTCGCCATCGAAGGACTGGCAAGCGGGAATGCGGAAGTGGAAAAGCCAAGGGTGGCTTCCGAGTCAGAAAAACCCAACTAACGGCAAGCCGAGGATTTTACCGGACATTGGCGGACGGTGCCCGAGTGCGGTGCTTAATCTCAAGGATGCCAAACCCTGGGTCCATGACCCAAAAGATGACGAAACGAATTTTTGAAATTATGAAAACCATCGAACAAACAACGCGGGCTTGCACGACGTGCGGGCAAGTCACCGAATACGAGCCGATCATGATTCATGACATCGACATCCGCGCATCTATGGCGTTTTTGTGTCCAGGGTGCGTGGATGAGGTGGACAAGCAGGAACGGGCAGCGACTCGCTACCGTCTCAAGGTCAAGCGAGAAGCGATTTGGGAAAAAACAGTTCCAGCTCGTTATCGCGAAACGACGACAACGCACGAAAAATTCAACACGCCGCTTTGGTCGATGATTAAGGATCAGGATATTTTGCAAAGCATGGCGTTGATTGGGCCAAGCGGACGGTGCAAAACCCGGGTTTTTGCGCTCATGGCCAAGCGGGCGATTGCCCAAGACATCACGGTGGGATGGTGCCCGGCGAATTCGTTCCAGTGGGCCGCGCAACGGGAATTTTCAGAAACTGACGGCCAGAATGCGCGTGAGTGGATGCGGACATGGCTGACTTCCCAGGTGTTGTTTCTGGACGATCTGGGCAAGCACAAGTGGACGGACACCGTGGAATCGGCATTTTTCAACCTCATGGAAACTCGGCTGGCGCAAAATCTGCCCACCCATTGGAGCATGAACCCCGATCCGGCGGATTTGATCACTGAGGGATCGCTGGCTTCCGGCGCTCACGGGATACTGTCACGGGCTTTGGACCCGTCCGGTGCGGCAAGTGCCCGCGCACGGTTTGCACCCATCGTGTCGAGGCTCCTTGATGAAACCCGTTTGATTCCTGTGCCATGAAAAATCTTCAAACAATCCTAAAACGCGCTCACGCCTGCGAAATGACCAGCATTTTGCAGCTTCGGGTGTTTCTCGCCCTTGGTGACATGCCGAGGGAAACCACGGCCCGCGAAATCTCCGACGCCACTGGCATCGAGGCTTGCCAAGTGTCTGGAGTTCTTAAATTTCTGGAAAACTGGGATTTGGTGTGGTTGGAAAAGCGCCCGGACGTAATTGACGGGCGGCGAATGATGCGAATCCACGCAAGACTCACTCCAGAGGGTAACGCGGCCATGGACATTCTCAACATGGAGGTGGCGTTATGAATTCCCGGCGATTGCTTAACACGATGGAGCTTGTGGCTTACGAGCTGGCCGAGGCCGAGGCGCATGAAAGGAAAGCGGCATCGCACCGGCGGGAGGCCATGAAGCTGCAAGGGTCCGTCGCGGCGGAATTCCGTGCCGCTTTAGCGGAATCCGTTGAAAGACAAGGCTTGAAAGTTTCAGAAACCAATTCAAACACTCGTTTAAGATCGTGAACATGGTGCAAACCGAATTTGTCATTTTCAAAACCTTTTTCAATTCCGTGATGACAAAAATCCGTCGCCAACCGTCGCCAACCACGGCCATGGACTACACGCTGCGGCTGTCTGCCACGCTGCGGGTTTACAACCTATCGCACTCCGTCCACGACGTCATGTGCGCGGTGGTTAAACTCCAGGCGGAAACCGGGCACGCGACGATCCCGGCGATTTGTGTGCGCCTTGCCTGCACTTACCAAGCCGTGATGCAGCATTTCCTCAAAAACCCTGACATTTTCATTCGTGATGAAAGCCACAAGCCCGCTCGTTACACGCTGAGTGATGAAGGCATTCGGCTGCTGAACAAAGTCAAAACGAGGGTTTCCAAAGTATGAGTGCCGAAATTAATCCACCAACCGACGACAAACACCGGATCTTTGCTGATTTTGTGTTGGAAGGAATTAACCCCTCAGAGGCTTACAGGCGAGCGGGTTACAACGCGAAATCCGCGCAATCGCTGGCGACGTGTGCCAAGCGATTGTTGAGAAATGTTGAAGTCGCAACATATTTGAGGGCGATGCGGGCGGCATCCTCGGCGGGCAAGGTTCTCAGCCTGCAAGCCAAGCGGGAATTTTTATTCCGAATCGTATCCACGCCGCTGATGAGCATTGATCCACGCGGGCCGGATGGTGACTTGATTTTGAAATACAAGAACACCGTCACCGAAAGCGGCGGGAGCGAGGAAATCACGAAATACGACGCGCTCAAAGCCATCGACTTGGACAACCGACTGAGCGGGGATGATCCAGAAAGCAATGCCATTGGCTCGCTGGCGGATGCGTTGGCTGGGCTGGGCGGCGTGATTGAGGACAAGATGTAAATGCTGGCAACCCTCCAGAATACTCCGCTGGCGTCTCGGGCGTGGAGACTGAAAAACCTCTACACGATTCGCAACGCTGACGGGGTGTTGGAACCCTTCACGCCCAATGATGCGCAAAAGCAGTTTTACAACCGGATGCACACTTGCAACCACGTACTCAAGGCGAGGAAGCTGGGTTTCTCGACGTTCATTGAGGTGATTTTCCTGGATGACCTGTTGTTTTCGGCCACCGGCCTGAGTGTCGGGATCATTGACTACACGCTGGACGATGCCGAAAGTAAGCTCGGGATGATGCTCACGGCTTATGAAAACATGGATAACGAAAGCCTGCACCCGGCGACGTTTCGGATCGGGCAGGCCATCAAGAAAGCGGTCCCGCTGGTGGCGCGGGCGACGAAGAAGCTGACATGGGGTAATGGTTCACTGGCCAAGTGTTCTACCGCCCTCCGGGGTGCTACCCCCCAGCGGCTCCATGTGAGCGAGCTGGGCAAGACGGCGATCTGGGCACCGATCAAGGCGAGGGAAATCATTAACGGCGCGTTCAACTCGATGACCCCGGGAAACGTGCGGAATATCGAAAGCACTCACGAAGGGGCCAAGGTGGGGGAACACTACCGACTTGTGAATCAAGCTATGAGAAACGATGACACCAACCTGACCAGCGTGCAAAGCCGCTTTCATTTTTTCCCGTGGTTCCAAGATACCCGCTATGTGCTCAATGCCGCCGGCCACAAGCTGCGGTCGGAAATGGTCGAGTATTTCGCACGGTTGGAGCGGGAAAGCGGGATCATCCTGAGTCCTGAGCAAAAACTTTGGTATGACCACAAACACCGCGAACAAGGCCACGGCATGAAAAAAGAATTTCCAAGCACACCAGGGGAAGCATTTGAGGCAATCGCGGAAGGGGCCATCTACGGCACGATCATGGCGGATCTACGGGCCAAGGGCCGTGTGGCGGATTTTGGGATGGAAAGCAACCTGCCGATATTTACTTTTTGGGACATTGGCTTGAGCGATTACACGGCCTGTTGGCTGATACAGCCGGTGGGGCGGGCGTTCCTGGTGCTGGATTGGTTTGAGGCCGAGGGCATGAGCGGATCTTCAATGCCGGATCAAATGGTGCGGTGGGAAAACAAGTGGCGCAAACCGATTGCTGGCCATTTCCTCCCGCACGATGCGGAGACGCGGGATCGTGGCACTGGCAAGAGCTACGTGAGCGAGCTGCAAGCCGGGGGGATGCACAACATCAAGGTGGTGCCTCGAACGCCTGACGTATGGCTTGGCATCGGCTATGCCCGGGATGTGCTCCCACATTGCTGGTTTCACAAATCGCACTGCGACACGTCGCGCAACTCAGACGGAAGCTTTCACGAAACCGACGACAGCCAAGAGGACTATCCGAGTGGTGTGGCCTGCTTGGAAGGGTATGCCCGCGACGTGGGGGCGGCGGCGGGGATGCGGCTTCGTGAAATGCCCAAGCATGACTTGTTTTCCCACAGTGCGGACGCCTTCCGAACCTTTGCAGAGGCGCACGCCCGTAAAATGATTGCCATGTTTGGCGATGAAAGAGGCATAAAGCCGCCGGTGAAAGGTGGAATTGTCCGGCCAGGGGTAAAACGATGACACCTTACCTTCAAGCATGGGAAGCCTACCACGCGACAGCACCGGATGTGCCGTGGGATGACTTCCTGACATTCTTCCTGCATCACGGATGCCTGGTGAACACGCCGGAAGTTTTCATTTGTTGCCGTGCGGTGCGGGTGGATTTGCCGGATGAGGCTCACAATCGGTTTTCCCCGCTTCAATTCACGGGGGAGGCGGATTGTTGGAACGTGTGGCTTGCCGCTGGACGGCTCGACTTTCTGCTTCACTTGGCGGGAAGGAACCCGCTGCCATGGGTTTCTTTTAACCGGCGCGACGAGGATCGGGTCAGGCGGGTAACGCTCGCCCGATTCCTACGCCATGAAAAAGCCGAAAATGCCGAAAATCGAAACTCCCCCGCCACCACTGCCACCACCGCCGCCAGTAAGTGCCACGGGCAGTGAACGGGTAGCCGCTGATAACGAGGAACGCCGCCGAGCAGGCAAGCGCTACTCATTTTCCGATACCATCCTCTCACCCACTGGAGGGAAATCCACATTCGGATGATCGTCCAACATCTACTTGACCAGGCGACGGCGCTGGATGCCATTCGGCAACTCCAAGAAGGCATGTGGGAGGATCTCGCCCGCATTTGTTTCCCGCGTTCATCGAGCATTTTCACGCAGCGCAGCAACCCGGGCAATTCAGGGGCGCAAGCGGATCGTGGCCGGATGTCGGAAAACTACGATGGTACGGCGATGCGTGCCTGCAACACGCTGGCCACCGGGCAGGCAGCGCGGATTACCCCGATGGGTGCGCGGTGGTTCGTGTTACGCCCGCCGGCCAAGCTCCAGGGGAATCAAGCGGCTGAAAACTGGTTTGCCCGCTGCACCGAAATCATGGTTGCCAAGCTGGGCACCTCAAATTTTTACAATCGGGCGTATGAGTGCTACCAGGCACGGGGAGCCTACGGCGTGAGCGCATTGGAATGCACGTCGGGTGCCAATGGTCGCGGGCTGCATTTCCGCAGTCTTCCCATTGGCAGCTTTTCCGTAGCTGAAAATACGCTGGACGAAGTGGATACCATTTTTCGGACATTTTTTCGGACACCTGCCCAGGTCATTGAGCAATTCGGAGACAAGGCACCGGCCTGCTGCCGCAAAAAGTATGATGATGCCGGGAGCCGCCACAAGGCGACTGAAAAGGTGTTGCATTGCATTTTCCCGCGTAAGGACCGTGACCCGCGCAGTATGACTCCAGACAACAAGCCGGTTGCCTCGGTGCATGTGCATGTGGAGACTCATACGGTGCTGTTGGAAAGCGGTTTTGACTCTGTGCCGGTGGCGGTGAGTCGCTGGCAAACCACCCCCTTGTCTCCTTACGGCTGGGGGCCAGCTGACTATGCACTGCCGGAAGCGGCACAGGCGAATTTCATGGAGCAAATGCAGGATGTTCTGGCCGAAACGGCAGCATTCCCGCGCATTCTCTACCCTGCGGGAATGAAGGATGAGATTGATTTCACGGCAATGGGGCTGACGAGCTTTGACCCTGCTGCTGGCGAGAATGCCATTCCTCGGGAGTGGTTGACGGCGGGGCGCTATGACATTTCCAAGGATCGAACTGAGGACAAAAAGCGGGCCATCGAGGCGGCATTTTTTACGGAACTGTTCACGGCGGTTTCCCGACTCAGCCCGGACGCCACGGCCACTCAGGTATCTGCCATTCTTTCAGAAAGCCGGGAAATGTTCCACCCGATTTATTCCAACATGGTCCGCGAGTTTCACACGCCCATTCTGCGGCGTTGTTTCTCGCTGCTCATGCAGCAAGGCGAGATGCCGCCACCACCGCCTGCGGTCATTGATTCGGACGAGCTGGGCGCATTTATCGCGGATCCAGAGGTGGAATACGTTTCGGCCATGGCACTGGCACTGGAGCAAGGACACCTTACCGGCCTGCAAGACATCCTCACGGTCATTGCACCGCTTGCCGCCGTCGATCCCGCATGGCTGAAACCGTTCAAGCCGGAAGCCATCGCCCCGCACCTAATTCGCGCCAAGGGCTTGCCAACTTCATTCCTTCGCACCGAAGAAGAACTTGCCGCCATGGCCGAAGCCGAGGCGCAAGCCGCCCAGCAAATGCAGGCAGCACAGGCCACGGAAGCAGTGCGCAATCTCGGCGGCGTGGATGAAACGGCCAAGGCTGCTGAGATGTTGATGCAATAACCGAAAAATGACCGATGAACGTAAAGAAAAGATCGACTCGGCGCGTGCCGATTTCCTCCAGCAACTCCGTGCCTGTTTCGACAGTCCAGCCGGAAAACCCACACTCGCCTGGCTACACGCCACCGCCGGCACAAAGTCCCCCGCCTACAGCCCCGGCGGAAGTGCCAACGATGCCATCTGGCGAGATGGACGAAAATCCATCATCCTCGAAATCGAAGCCAATCTTGAGCAAGCCCGTGCCGATTACGGCAAGTCCAATCCCACCCACAAGCCCCCGACCACCGGCGGGCGGGCCACTCGGCGGAAAAGCGGCTGAGTGCTTTATCTGGAGTGCCGCGCACGATGACGATGCGGAGTTTCTGCGCCGATATGCCGGAAGCCAAGAGCGCATTTCCTTCATGCTCACTTGGCACAAGGACGACGCGGACACCGCGCCAGCTCGGCAACGCTTATCCATTCTTACCAAACCAACACCATGAGCACCGAAGCACCACCAGCGCCGGCACCTACGCCCGCACAACTGGAAACCCCGCCTGTAACGCCAACACCCGCCGCGCCTGTCTCGACAGCCCCGCCGGTAGAAACCCCGCCACCGGCTACGCCGGTTTCCACCGATCCACCCGCTGTGCCGAAGATCGGCCCGGATGGGAAACTGTCTGACGATTGGTATCTGGCCTTGGGCGATGAGTTCGCCGCGCACGCTAAAGACCTGGGCAAGCACAAGGATCTGCGAAGCATCATCACCGAGCTGGATTACTTCCGCAAAAACGGGGTGGAGTATCCCGGCGAGGGTGCTTCCACATCGAGCATCGAGCGTTTCCGTAAGATCGCCGGGGTGCCGGATGCGCCCGAAGGCTATGGACTGACTGCCGAAGCTTTGCAACTGCCAGAAGGCATGGAGTTTGACAGCGAGCTTGCCAGTGCCGTGGCTGCTGCCGCGCACGCCACCCACGCCCCACCGGCCACCGTGGCGGCAATGGCCAAGACCTTCAACGAAATCCTTTCCAAGCGCACCCAGGACGCCATGGTGGAGCATCAGAAAACGCTCAAGGCTGCACAGGACAACTTGGTGGCTGAGTGGCGCGGAGATTTCCAGCAAAACGCATCCACCGTGCGCCACCTCACCGGCAAGCTGGCGGAAGCAACGGGCATCGCTCCTGATTCACCGGCATTGCAACAACTGGCGAACACGCCGGAGTTTGCAAAAATGATGCTGCATGTCTCAAAGCTCACCCAGGAGGACGGCATTCGCACGCCAACCGGGTTTGGGGATCTCCGCTCCGCGCAACAGCGGATTGACGACATCAAGCAGGGCAAAGATCCGATCTGGAGCGCCAAGCTGAATTCTAACAATGAACAGGACCGCCTCGCCGTGTATGAGCACATGAGCCGCCTGCGAGAACAATCCGCCTCCTGATAGTCCCGATCAGATGGGGCCAGCCAACGCCGCATTTTCGCAAGGATCTGCGGCGTTTTCTTTGCTTCAATTCCAAGAATGGCAAAGCGGCGTCATGGTGACTCCGCTTTCGAGAATAGCGCACAACCCGTGATGGGCGCGTGGACGAGAAGCCCCCGCCGTGCGAACGGCAAGGCACCGACCCGCAAGGACAATCGAGCCGGAAACCAATCCGATTCCTTCACTCCAACACCAACACCATCACTATCATGTACGATATTCCAACAGCATTCCGAGATCAGTTCTCTGACTCCTTCCGCGATGTAGTCCAACAAAAGGACTCTCGTTTGATGAAAACCGTTACCGTCCAACGCGGACTTTCCGGTATCTCCAAAGAAATCAACTTCATCGGCACTCTCGAAGATGAGGAAATCACCGGTCAACGGTTCAAAAAGGTCACGGTTTCCGAGATCGAGCTGAACGGTCGCTGGTACTACCCGCGTGAGTTCCAGGCCAAGCACTTTGAATCGTCCTTTGACGAGAAGAAGCTGGCCCCTCGCATCCTCGGTTCCGGCCAAATCATCACCGCCATGCAGCGTGCGTATCTCCGCCGCTGCGACAATATCATCATGAACGCTCTCGTTGGTGATGCTTACGTGGGCGAAAACGGCAACACGACCGCCACCCCACTGCCAGCCGGTCAAACCGTGCCAGTCGATTATCAAGGGCTTTCCGCCGATGCTGATGGTGGTTTCAACGCCTCCAAGCTCATCGAAGGAATCCGCATTCTTTCCAGCAACGAAGCCTGGAACGAAGACGTTGCCGCCATGGGTGAAAGCTTGTGGTGTGTGATCGACGCCAAGGAAGAAGCCCGCTTGCGTCTGCAAGCCAACTCTGCCTCGGGAGATCGTCTGTTCAGCAATGAATTCGGCGGACCTCCGATCTACGACGCGAAAGGATTCCTCTCCCGCTGGGGCGCGGTCAACTTCGTGGTCTATAACAACCTAGTGACTGACACGGTGGTTGGCCAAGCCGGATCTGACACCATCGCCGCCAAGATCGTGCCGCTCTACGTCTCCAGTGCGCTGGAATTCGGAGTGTGGCAAGACAACCTCGCCACTGTGGATCGTCGTCCAGACCTGTCCAATGCCATCCAGTTCCTTGCCCAGTGCTCCATCGGCGCAGGCCGCGAGCAGGAAGAAAAGGTTGTCCGCATCAACTGCACCGTCGACTAACCACCACTTAACGAAAGGAAAACAACATCATGGCTAATACCAATTCCAACATCGCAACGGCACACGCCACTGCTCAGACTTCTGGACGCTCTCCGCTGGACAGTTTGGACAGCGGCGCGCTGCCGATCTTCATCCGTGGCCGCGTTACCTGCCCGGCGACTCCAACTGTCAACGACACGCTCACGCTGGTTCCCGGCGGGTTGATCCCTGATGGTGCTGCTTATGCACCGGCTCTGTCATGGGTCTATCCTGTGACGGATCCCGGCACGGCGTTGACCCTCGACATCGGACCAAGTTCCAACCCGGACGCCTTGGCAGACGCGCTGGCACTCACCACCGCTGGCACCACTGGCGGTGTGGTTCCGTTTGACGAATCCAGCACCGCTCCGTTGGCGATGACCTCACGGGTCCGTCATGTGGGCGGTGAGGACATCGCTGCCACCGTCACCGTCTCCACCTCCGTGGTGCAAACAGTCATCGAATTCTGCATCGCCTACTACGCCAACGCGTAAAGGTGCTGCGGGCAACCGCTAACCCGGAGGCCCGCGCCGTTTCAACGGTGCGGGCCTCTCTTTTTTACCACCATGCCACTTGCCGATCTCACTGCCATTGCCAACCTCGCACTGTCTCACCTGGGGGAGCCGTTCCTGAATGACTACGATGCCGACACGGGAACCACAGCCGCCGCCGTGCGCCTGCACCTTCCCCAATGCCAAGAGACGATTCTTGAAAGTCACGTCTGGAGCTTTGCCACTCGCACCCAACTGCTTTCATCCGCTTCGGACTATGTGCCTTCCTCCACTAGCAACATCGGGCATTTTGCCGATGTAGCAGATCATTTTGAGACTCCCACGGATGAAGGAAATCCGTTTGTGAGCGAGTTTCAGGCGATTTACGAACTGCCTGCCGATTGTTTGCGGGTTCTGAAAATCGCGGGGATGGATGTCGATATTCCTCAAAACCGCTTTGAGATTCAAAACCGCTTTTTACTCATGCGCGGGGTGGTGGATGCAAATTCAGAAAGGCCAATGATTTACTATATTTCCAATGCGCCGGATGTGTCCGTATGGCCGACACTGTTCACCGATGCCGTGGCTTTTCTATTGGCTGCGCGGCTCGCCCCGCTGCTCACCCAATCGCAACAACTCTCTGCCGAATTCATGGCGAGGCATGAGCAAGCGATGGGCAAGGCGCGTTCCAAGGATGCCCGTGAAACCCGCTCCAAGGAAAACCATGGGGCGCGTGTGCTTGCCGCCCGAAGCGGCCTCGTCCGTGCCCGCTATGGATCTACTCTTCCTCCCTATTAAGTCATGCATCAAAGCAAGCTTTCATTCAACGCCGGCGAGGTGACGCCCTACCTTCGCCACCGGATTGACATCGACAAGGCCGACAGTGCCGCCGAGTTGATGGAAAACTTCATCGCTATGCCTTACGGTGGAGTCATCAAGCGGCCCGGGCTGCAATGGCTGGCCAACATCGGCACGGCCACGCGCAACTCCCGCCTGCTGCCGTTTATTGCCAGCGACGGCACCCGCTACCTGCTCCACTTCACACCTGACACGTTGACGGTTTACAGCACCGCTGGCGTGGTCAAAGACACTTTGGATTTCATGGACGGTTACACCTGGCCGGGGACGTTCGATTGGGAAAACTCCATTCGCGACATGCACATGGTTCAAATCAACGATGTGGCGTTCATCACGCACCCCGGCACCTTTCCCCTGCGACTTTCCCGCAACTCGGATACCGATTGGACTTTGGAGTTCATTCCTTTTGATCGTGCTCCGACCCTTGACCAAAATCTTGACCAGACAAAAACCTTCACCGTGGCAAGCAACCCGGTGGCCGCGACATGGGCCTCTGGGGCTGCGTATGCGGTGGGAGCGAAGGTATTCACAAATTGCGAATGGGAGTGCATCCTCGCCCACAACTCTGACGCGGCCAAGAAACCCGGCACCGGCGCGGATTGGAAAACCTACTGGCGGCGGATGTTCTACGCTGCCGGGGACCCGATTACACTGCTTTCGGATGATCGGAGCGAAGTGGCTTGGGGGTTAAAAAATGTCAGATATGAAATTGGGGATGTTAGGCTTTACTGGGCTGGATCTGCACCGCCATTTGTGGCAGGAAGTTCTAATGTATCAGTTTGTGTCGCGGCGCATGACACCTATCCAGATTATGACTATGGAGACTTAACTAGCTATTCGATTCCAGTCGCCACAGGTGATTTATGGTGTCGTGTTTTAGCATCACCTGTGCCTTTAACACCGGGATATACAGTCATTGGAACATTGGCATATTACCTTAATACAATTTACATTGCGGTTCATGGATCTGGCGGCCCGTTGGACAATTATTGTTCTTGGGTCGCATGGGGAGCAATGCCCGGTTCTGTCGATGCGTTTTTGGGATCAGGTTCTTACACGAGCGGCACTCGCATTTCTTACGAAGGGAAAATCTACATTTGCAATACCACCCATACGCCGACGACAGGAAATAGGCCTGGTGTCGGCGCGGTGTGGACAGTCGTTGGCGATAGCTTCTCAACCACGTTTTTGACCAACGCTTTTTCACCGGGGAATTACTATCGGATCAGCCCCGAGCGGGACGACCAGGATTTTCAAGTCGAACTTGCGGCCACTTCTGGAAACAATGGCGTGAGTAGCCCGGTGATCATCGTGCAAGGCGGCTGGAACTTTTTCACGTATGGGACTTGGGACGGAACATTCACCCTGGAACGTAGCGCCAATCAAGGGATTTCTTGGGAAACCACCCGCTCTTGGGAATCCAGTGAGGACCGCAACGTGGCCGATAGTGGCACCGAGGATGAACCCGTCTGGATGCGGATTCGGTGGAAGTTTGTTGCCGATGCCGATCCAGCAAGCCTGACTCCCCCACGTGGGGTGTTGGTGCCGGAAAGCCCGAACGTCACGGGTTACGCGTTGATGACGGCTTACGTGAGTCCGGGGTTCATGACCGGCGTGGCTGTCACGTCGTTGATGAGCGGCAACACTTTTAATTGGGCGGAAGGTGCCTTTAATTCCACTTATGGCTACCCTCGTGCGATGGCGTTTCACGAAAGCCGCCTGTGCTTTGCTGGCACGCGATCAAAGCCCGTGTCGATATGGATCAGTGCCGCCGATGATCTTTTGAATTTTGAAACATCTTCCGAAGCGGATGCCGGTATTTTTGCGACACTGGCGCTGTCCGCGTCTTCTCCGATTCGCTGGATGGCTTCACAACGGCGGCTATTTATCGGCACGGCGTTTGGGGAATGGGTATCGGGTAGCGAGTCTTCCGATGCGCCCTTGTCGCCCACCAATTTCCTCGCCCGCCAATACTCCACCTACGGAAGCGCACCGATCATGCCTCACCTGGCTGGGGACGCCATCTTGTTTCTGGATCGTAAAGCTACCCGTCTGCGCGAAATGGCATTTGATGACACGCGGGGAAGCTACGATGCTGCGGATCTCACACGGATGGGCGAGCACCTCACCCGTGGAGGGATTTCCAACATGGCTTGGCAAACCACCCGCGAACCCGGCATATGGGCCGTGCGCCGCGATGGAATGTTGCTTCATTTCGCGTGGATTCGGAGGGAGAATGTAGCGGCATGGAGTCGCCACACCACCACGGGCGGGGAATTCTACGACGTCGCGGTGTTGCCATCAGATCGAGGTGACGACGAAGTGTTTTTCGTGGTCGCTCGTGGCGGGTCGATGCACTTGGAAAGGTTTCAGCAAAATTGGCAGGCAGCGGTCGAGGATGACAACGGGTGGTTTCATCTGGATGGAGTGGCCGGCAGCGGCAGCACCATCACGATTCCCGCACATCTACGGACGACGGGAATCACCCGGCTGATCGCTCGGCCTATCGGTCCGGACGTGTCGATTCAAGACTACACCGGCGACACCACCGAAACGATCTCAAGTGCGGAATGGCAAATCGGCAAGATCATCGAAAGTGCTCTGAATTCTCTGCCGGTCGATATGAGCGGACAGGAGGGCACCACGCAAGCCCGGCGCAAGCGGCTGCGGAAGGTGTTGCTCTCGCTCTACCAATCGCGTGGCGGGCAAGTGTGGAATCGCTCGGGCACCAACAAGCAAACGATTCCGGCGATTTCATCGGAAGTTCTTCGCACCGGCTGGGCGGAAACCGTGCCGGATTCTGGGGCTTTAGATGACCTGCAACTGCGGATTTTCCACGACGAACCCTTCCCCTTCTGCCTTCGCAGTGCCGTGCTGCGGTGGGAAGTCCACGAATCTTAATTTTTCCGTCTTCAATGCCGTTACTTTATACCATGTCGCACAATTCCGTCATGTCCTTCTCCGTCCGTCCCGTCATCCGTTCATGTGATGGGCGCGTCTGCCCTGCTGAGTTTGAAATGGTTTCTCCGTGGTGGCAGGCGCGGGGCGGGGATTCTCCCACGCGGGAGATGCTGCCGGGCTGCGGTGCCGTGTGCGAACACAACGGTGAACCCATTGCCTGCGCTTTCCTTTACCTCGATGCCACCGGCTCAGGCGTGGCGTGGCTGGCATGGCTGGCGACTTGCCCAAAGACCTCCGTGCACCGCACCGGGCGGGCGCTGCGGCATCTGGTGAGTTACCTCACCGGCTTGGCCAAGAGCATGGACTACTGGTTGATCTGTGCCACCTACCACCACCCGGCTCTGCTAAAAATGCTCAAGCGGCTGGATTTCCACGTCGGGGATACCGGCATGACCCAACTTTTCAAACCGATCTAATACCATGGGACTGGGAGCAATAGGCTTGATTGGAACGCTGGCAAACACCGGCCTGCAAATGTATGGCCAGAACCAAAGTGCCAAGGCGCAGATGCAAGCGGCCAAATACAATGCCAATGCTGGAAGATTGTCGGCGGAATACAACCTCAAGCTGGCGGAAAACGAGGCCACCAACTCGGAAAACCAAACCAGTGAAGGAGTGAAGCGCCAACGCATTTCCAACCGCTCCGCTTTGGCTGATCTTCGCAACCGCGCATCCTCGTCAGGTCTGCAAAGCACCACCGGAGCATCGTTGCTGGTGGCCGGTGAATCAGCCGGTCGCTTGGAGATCGGGATTCAAGACGCCGTTCGCGCCTCGGCCATGCAGGCCGCGAGTCTCCGCGCAAGGGGGCGGATGGGCCTATGGGAAGCCGACGTGCAAGGCAAAATGGGCCTATGGGAAGCTGCCCAAGCAAAATCCGCGTCAAGGATCGCCATGCTGGGAACTGCCATCGGTGGCGCCACCAGTGCCTTCGGTCAATATCGCACCGGCAAATACCAAGGACTCTACTGATATGCCTATCCGACTCCCTGACATTCCTCAACTGAATCCCGTCAACATCAATGCGCCGGGATATTCTCCCGTGATGGTGGACCCACGGGCCGCTGCTGCGCCTGCGATGGCACTTGGAAACGTCGCGCAATCCATTTCCAACGCCGGGGAAATGTTCCACAACATCGCCCTGCAAACGCAGAAACTCGAAAACGGACGCATGGAAAGCGAGGCGCGAATGAACTTGGCGAGGGACTATGCCGCGCTTGATGCGGAGTTACAAAATGAAATGGACCCCGGAGTGAGGGCCAAGAAACGCAACGAGTTTCTGGCCTCCTACAAAAGCCGCATGGACTCGCCGGAATACGCGCCTGCCGTGAGAGATTCACTTGTCCAGCACTTTGATGAGTTTGCCACCAGGCAAACCATTCAGGGGACGGCAGACGATGCACGGTTGGCCATGAAGCGATCCGGGCAACAGTTTGACTTGGAGCTTGAACAAGCACCCGATCTAGAAAGCGCCAACGCCACGATTGACCGCTTTGCAGCGGCTTCCGGGGCGACTCCAGAAGAAGCGGCCAAGCTGAAGTATCAGGCAAAGCGGAAGTTCGAGCATCAAGGCTACCTGCAATCCATCCAAGACGATCCTCGGACATGGCTGGAACAGAACGGGAAAAGTAAACCACCCGCCGGGGTGGATTTGGTGCAGTGGGAAAAATACGCCGATTATGCCAAGGGCCGGATTGCCGAGGACGACTCTGAAATTTCCGACACCATCATTGACGGGATCATCACCGGCAATGTGACCAGTGCGGATCGAATCAAGGAACTAACTTCAGACCTGCGGCCACTGGCCCAAAAGAAGCTGCTCGATGCGTTTGACAACTGGAATGCAAAAGGGGCCAAGGAACAGCGGGCCGACCCAAAAAACATCGCCGCGACGGTTGGCCAATTTTACGCCACTCTTAGCGACTGGCAACCCGATGAAGAAGGACCGGATCCGCAAGGGGTGGATCTCCGCTTTGCCATTGAGTCACTGCCTGAAGGGCATCCGCTGCGGGACAAGATGCGCGACAGCATGGCGGCGAGGAAATCACGGCTGGTCGAGGAGGTGAAAACCAAGGCAGACCAGGGGCGCGAGTCGCTGAAACAAGCAGCGGATCGCGGCGACTTTGGCCCGTTGAAAACGCCGGTCGCGCCGAACATCGAGACGCGGGCCGCCGTGAAGAAAGGTTTCCTGAAAGATATTCCGAAACTGCAATCCCTCGGTTTTTCCCAATCTCAGGCCGAGGACATCCGCGAGGCGGCGAAAGACCCGGCCATGGGACAAAAGAAATTCACGGAACTCTGGAAAAACCGCCCGCAACAAAGCGTGAATGCCACGCCGTTTGACATCGCGGTTTCAGACGCGCTGCGTCTTGAAAACGCCGAGGTCCAATGGAAAGCGGATCTTGCGCCGGAAGTTGTAGCCGCTCACGAACAAGCCACCCGCGCCTATGGCGAAGCCCTGATCGACTTTGAGAAGTGGATCAAGCTCCACCCGGATGCAAATGACGAGGCCATCGGCGGCAAGCTCCGCGAACTCGGCAGCAAGTCGGCGCGTGTGGCACCGACGACTGGGCCGGTGAAAGCTCCACCTGGGCGGGAAACTGGCATGAATGGCGCGGGAGTAAATCCATACGTTTCAAAACTTTGGGGGGTTGTCAGTGCCAAGTATCCCAGTGTTGAAAACTGGGGAATTTGGGGTGATGAAAAGCACAAGGCAAGGAAAAGCGATCACAATACCGGGGACGCAATCGACATCGCCATCAAGGGCAACGACGGGGCCAAGGTGACAGGGGAGATTGTGGCCAATGCCACGGCCAACAACGTGAAATATATTATCCACGCCGGGAAAATCTGGAAACCTTCCACCGGGTGGGCGGATTATTCAGGCAGTAATCCACACGATGAACACGTCCACGTCAGCTTTAACGCAATAGCTGTGACGCCCGGAGCCGATGAGATGCCTTTGAAATGAAACTGGAGAGCTAGTCCGGGTCGATCACCAGCGACTTGTTCTCCTTCTTCTAACCGTAGAAACACCAATGAAAGTAAAAGTCACACTCACCTACGCCATGGAATTCGATTCCGAGAATGGTAAATCAAAAACCACGGTCTCCTTTACGCTCCCTGATCACCCCAAGCTGCCGATCAGCGACACAGTGAAAAAGCTGTGCGTCGAGGAATCCGTGATGCTCGGCCAAGCGATGATCTCGCGGGAGATTTTTGAGGAGAACCGCTAAAATTTACCCATGAGCAATTTCACCATCGAAGATATTTTAAAAAATCTGCCCGAGATCAAACTGGAAACGCCAACGGCTCTCACCGTGGGGATACCGCAAAGCACGGCAAACCCGCTGCTCGGCGTGTTTGGTCAGCCGGATTACCGGGACGATCACGAAAAGGCGATGGACACCTGGCGGCAAGAGAGCGCCACCGCACTGGATGCCGCAGTGATTGACCCGAAAAGCTACGGTGACGAGCGGGTGCCCTACGGATACACGCCCGAAGAGTGGCGCAAGACCCGCGTAGTCGATGACTGGATGCGCCTCCACACCGATGGGGAAGACCCACCGATGGGATTGAGCCGGGAATTCACCCGTGCCCGCCTGGCTGAACAAGTCTTCGGCGGGGCCGGTGCGGAGAACGATGACGCGATTTTCGGGGAAATCACCAAAGCCGCCACCAAGCGCAAGGACACCAAGACGCTTTTTGACGAGTTGCAAACCACGGCGAGGGTATCGGCCACCGTTGGCAACCTCGGGGAGACTGGCGGCACGTTCCAGGCGTGGAAAGAAGCCGCCAAAAAACATCCCGGCTACAACAAGGAAACCGATGCGGATTACTTGGCAGCATGGCATGAAACGCGGCGGCAAGTGAAAGAACAGGTTGAACCCTACAAGGCGGAATTGTCACAAGTCTGGAAGGCGATGAAAGCCGGTGGTGCCGGATCTCCCTCAGAAGCGCTGAAATCCATCGGCGCTGACTTGCTGCTCGGTGGCGGCGCGGATGGCCAAGACACCATTGACGAACTCCAAAAGAAGGACGCCGGGGCACTTGCCTACGAATTTTACGACAAGCTGCCGGAAGAAGACCGCGCCGGATTCATGGATGGGCTGGCGGTGCTCATCCAGCAATTTCCTAAAGAACAAAGGCCGGCATTGCTGGCGACGTGGGGGAAAAACTTTGGATCGGTGGTCGATGACATGTTTCGTGGGGCGGCGAGCCGGTTCACGGTCAAAGCTCTGGAACAAGAACTCAACCAAGGCATTGCCGACAGTGCTGGGCCATTTGGCGCATCGGATGCGGACAAGGCCAAAGCGGCAAGCAATGCCGCCACGCTGGCCGATGAGCGCCTGAAGCAAAAGAACTTTATGGATGCCGTGCGCAAGATGGAGCGCGACGAATACGCACCGACTCAATTTTACTCTGATCCAAGCACCGACGTTTTTTCCACCCGCACGCTCGAACAGGGATTTTACGGCAGTGCTTCGGCCATCGCCTCGGTGGCAGTCATGGCAACGCCGGTGATTGGCTACCCGACTCTTGCCTTGGCCATGGAGGATTTCGCCTATTCCGATCTCCGCGACAATGCCATTCGCTCGGGTGCCTCTGAAATGGACGCCTCCAGGTTTGCCAACGACAACAAAACCCTTGCAGCCGTCCCGCAACTTGGCATTGAAATCCTTCAGAACCACCTCGCCCTTGGTAAGCTGCCGATTGCGAACAAGGTATTGATGAAAATCGGGGACGGCATTCAAAACCGCCTCGTGCGCGGATTGATCAAAGCCGGTGCTGCCACCACGGCAGAAACCACCGTCGAGGAAATCCAATTCCTGACACCCTACGCCGTGCAGGAATTGTCGCACGCGCTGGAAATGGACACCGGCATTTCCGCTGCCGAGTGGAGCAACGGCAAGGACGGTGCTCTTGATGGCTTCTGGACACGCCAAGCCACGACGTTTCTTTCCATGCTGCCACTCGCTGGAAGAGCGGCGATTGGCGGGGTCAATCAGGAGGCCCGCAACGCTGCTTTCGCCCGTGCCACTCCTACCGAGTTGCAAGCCATCGGAATCACCACCGATGGCATTGCCGCCATCAGTGCGGCCAACGGACCATCATCGCTTGCCAGTGCCGTGGAATCGGCATTGGAAACCCGAGATCCGAACAGTCCAGAAGCACAGGCCGCCGTGGAAATCCTTGACGAAAAGCTACGCCGCCAACGTCAAGCACAGGAAGAACTGGGATACGAAGACCCGAATTTTGTCCGCACGGCGGAAGGTATCATTGTTTTTGATGCAGACGGCAACGACCTGGGCAGTGCTCCCGATCTTGCCGGGGCCATCCGCATTTCCCGCACTCACACGGCGGCACTGGAGGACATCACGGCGGATTATATCGCATCCCTCACCGATGAATTGGAAAAGGAAAAGGCAACGGCCAAGCGGGAAGCTCTCGCCTCGCTCATGGAAGCCACGGACGCGGCGGTGAAGCTTGACCCACAATCCACCATGGATGTGTCGTTGCGGCCATTTGACCCGTCGCAAGCCACCGCGGAAATGGCGGCATCCTACGCCCAACAGGTGGTCTTAAAAGAACAGGCGGAAGGCGGCACCGGCGACGTTGCCCGATCCGTGCTGGGTTATTCCGTCACCAACTTTGCCGAAGGTCTGCGGACGACGATCAACCGACTGTTTCAATCCTCCTCCGTCACCGATGCTTTCCACGAAACCGGCCACGGCCTGCGTCGGGGTGCCCACAAGGCCGGGGTGCTCACCCTGAAGCATGATCTTGAGTTGCTGCGTTCATACGACACGGTTCTTGCGGGAAGGTTTGTCAAATCCATGGACGGCGGGAAACGCGGGCCAGCCATGCGGATGATTCCCGAAGGACTCACCGATGAAATGCTTCTCACCGGCAACATCCCGGCAGCGATGATCCCTGCGGAGTTCAACGGCAACGGCAAGCTCTACGTCGAGAAGATCATGGACGAAGGCGTTTCGGAAATCACCGAGGCCGAAGTTTTCCGCCCGAAGAAGGGCAAAGGCAAGGGGCGTCTCGGCGTGGCCCGTGGCGTGGTGTCCCGCAACATCACCGCGCTTACCAAGCTCATGCCTGGCGTCATTGGCGACTGGGTGGCCTATTTCCGCGCCGTCCGCGCTCACTGGGGCTTGGCAACCTCCCGCGCCGTGGCCATGCGTGGCGCGGAACGTCGGGGCGAATGGGACCCATCCATTCGCGATGCCTACCTTGACAAGCTGCTCGGCCTTGACCAGCAAACGGAACATGAGGCTGCCGTCGCGGAAGAACTTGCCCGTATTGTTGGAAAACCCAAAGAAGTCGCGGCGGATGATATTCCGTTTTCGATTGGTCGCTCCAAAGTCACGCCCACGGCAGAGACACGGAGTTTCCAAGGGGCGGAAGGATCGCCAAGCGTCATCGGCCCGGCGTCGTTTTCGATTGTGACGGATTACGGAATCATCACGGCATCCGCGATACAAGAATTTCAGCGAGGAGGAGCTGAAACTATTGTGGAATCGGCAGAATCCGACTTGCCGGGTAAATTGACGGGCGTTTCCTATTCCATCGGCCCGGCCAAGGTGGCGGATGTGATGATGGGGAACATCATGGATCGGATCACCGACCCGCAACGGCGCAACGCGGTCATGTCCCGCATCTACAAGGATTTCCAAGCAATTAAGCTGGAAGCTGAACGGGCGGGGCTGGATTTGTGGATCGGTGACACCAAGGGGGAATTGCGGAAGAAAGCCGCTGCCATGGAAGAGATGCTAGCGGAACAATACGAGGAGGATGTGATGACTCGCCGCATGGAAATCCTCTCGGTCGAGGATCTGGTGAAGATCAAGAGCCGTCTGGTCCACGCTTACCTTGCCGATCCTGATTCACCCCTGCGCGGGCGTTTGATGAGCAAATCGGCGTTTCTCAAGAAATTCCCCGATAAAAGCACCGGCGACCATTACGCCGGCGCTGACGGGGTTTCCCGCTCGGTGTATGGCGGGAACCTCATGCCGGACCAGGCCGCGAAAGAACTCTTTGACGAGCATCTCATCAAAGCCCCCACTGCAGATGCGATGTGGGAAGCACTCAAGAGCGAGCAAGACAGTGTGGCGACCATGAAGCAAATGCTTTCGGACGCCCAACAGGAAATCCGCGATGCGAAGCTACGGGCCAAGGAGGAGGCTAATGCCTGGGCCATGGAACAAATGTCGCAACACGGCAAACAGCGCGAGGAAAGCGCCAAGAACGCCGTCACCCGTGGCATTCGGATGCTGGATGCCATCACCCTGGCCCTGCCGGTCGAGCTGCGCGGGCAAATGGGCGGGCAAGCACAAATGGCCCGTCTCGCCACCCATGAGGCCAGGCTGGCATTCCTCGAACAGAAGCTGGAGAAAGCCGACAATCTGCTTGAACGCTACCTCCGCGCCGAAGCCCGGGCGGAAATGGAAAGGCTGCTGGAAAAGGTGCGGCCTGAGAAGGACGAGGAAGGGCAGCGCCCGATGGGAGTTCTCGGCCCTGAGATCCACGATCTTTTCAATCTCATCGAAACCGCCATGTCCATGAACTTCCTCGAAACCGAGGACAAGATTTACGAACTGGAAGGCAAGGCGGATCGTCTGGAAGAAGATGCGGATTCCAACAATTCCAACGAAGAACAAGCGGCAGAATTTCGCTACCTGGCGCAACTGGTCAACCAATTCGGCAACTGGGAAGCCGCTGACGCGCATCGCAAGATCGAAGGAGTCAAGGTGGCGCAACGTCTCTACGATACAGGCCGGGGCGAAGTGCGCAACCGTGCAGGCATTCGCAAGGCCATGCGCCAAGGATGGCGGCAAGACTTGGTGGTAAATGCCGGAACCGCCGGCGAGCGCATGGACCGAATCCGCAAGGCGGAAAAAACAGCGGAAACCAAAATCGGCAGGCTGAAAGATACGATCTTCTCGCTGTTTTCCTACCGGCAGATTTTACAAACCGTCTTCGGGGAAAACTCACGGGTGGTTGCCATGCTCTACGAGCGCGAGCGCATCGCCGCGCAACGGCGCACGGATGCGGAATCCTCCATTTGGGACAAGATCGACGACCTTTTCCAACGCCTCGGCAAAGGCGGCGTCAAAGGGGATCAACTCCGCTACGATATGGCCACTCAGCGCACGCTCAAGGTGACAGACTTCAAAGGCCGGGAACAACGGTTCACCACCATGGAAGCCATCACCGCCCTGCTCATGTGGAATCAGGAGGACGGCAAACGCCACATGGGCGGCAAACTCAATGAAAATGGAGATCCAATCGACGATTGGCACTGGCGCGAACAGGACATGAAAGCACTGCGTGCGCAACTCACGCCGGAAGCTCACGCCGTCATGTTCCACCTGCGGGAAGCCTATGAAATGGAATACGACCGGGTGAACGCCGTTTTCCGGCGCATGTTTGAAATGAACATGCCGAAGCATAAATTTTACTCCCAACTCACGGTCATTCCGTTCCAGGGATCGGGAGCGCAAGCGGCCAATCCGATTTCCGGTGCCATGACCGGCCCGGGGATCACGGCGGGATCGTTGAAAAACCGCACGCAGACCAAGATCGCGGAACCGGATTTCAAGGACGCGCTGCAAGTGTTCATCGGCCACACCAAGCAAATGGAACATTTCATTCATTATGCGGAACTCGCCCAGGACATGGGCGCCATCTTCAACAACCGCGACGTGGGCAACGCCGTGCAAGGCAAGGCCGGAATGGAAGCACTTAATGTGCTGCGGGGCTGGGGGAACTACTTCATGCAAGGCGGAGTACGCGATGAAGCGGCCCACCTGGCAGGCAACCGCTTGATTTCTCGGATGGTCGGACGCCTCACCACCGCGGCACTGGTCGGACGGGTGAGCGTGCTGGCCATCCAGTCCACCCAACTGGGTGCCGGGTTGTATGAAATGCCGACCCACATTTACCTCAAGCAGTTTGCCAAGCTCGCTACCGGGCAACTTGATTGGATCGCCACCATGGATTCAGATTACATCCAGCGGCGGCTCAAACAAATGCCGCCGATTGTGCGGGAAGCGGCGGAAGGACTGCGAAGCTCCCGGCCATCCACCCAGAAAGCGGCAGCGCAGAAGCTCGGGAAACTCATTTCTGGGGCGGATGCTTATTTTACGGCGGGAACCTTTGCCATGATCTACGATTGGCAACTCTCCGAAAACGGCGGCGACAAGGCGGCAGCACTTGCCGAAGCGGAACGCATCACCGACAAAGTGGCGCAACCGATCCGCGCCGGCGAACGATCATTGTTTGAGGTCACTTCCACCAATCCGGCGGTTCGCATCCTGTGGGCGTTTGCATCGGAAGGACGGCAAAAAGCCGCGATTGGTGCCTATGACATGATCAACAAGACCGGAATGCAAAAGGCCAAGGGATTGGCTATTGGTTGGCTGCTCACTGGCATTCTTTCCACGATCATCCGTGGAGTGATGCGGGATATTCGCTCGGACGACGATGACGAGTGGTTTGACGAGCGAAACTGGAACCCCAAGCGGTTCGCTTTACAAGCGGCCACGGGTCCGCTTTCCGGTATCCCTATTCTCGGCAAAGAAATCGAAGCGGGGATCTTCAGTGCATTCGGCGTGTATCATCCAGATGGATCATTGCTGGACGCTCCAGGTAATGCGTTGAAGCTGGTCAAAGACGTTCCAGACTACTTTGACGGCGAAAAGGATTTTGCCGATGCGCTCAAGGATGCGGAAACCCTGCTCACCGGCCTGGCACCGTTTTCAGATGGTGCGGCAGCGGCATCGTCATTCAGCCACATTCTCAGGGATGCTTACGGCATCCTCCAGAACATCGAGGGCACGGATTGACCCGTTTTCCCACCTTCAATACCGATTAACCCCATCGGCTGACAAGATGCCCGTGTCATGCAGCTTGATCGAATTTCACACCATCCAAAAAGGTAATGAATCTCGCCCTTTTTCTCGGAGACACCAAGACGTTCAGTATCCCGCTGCGGTGGGGGAATCGGGCATTTGTGCCGGGGAATGAGTGGACGCTGTTGTTTACGGTCAAGGTAAACGCCTCACAGCCTGACTCTCTGAGACTGTTCCAGAAAGCGTTTCCAGGGCAGGGGATTACCGTCACGGGCCACACCGCAACCGTCGAGATCCTTCGGGCTGACACGTTTCGCGAAGCCGACTACCCAGAAGAAGGTGATCTAGCATTCGAGGCCACGGCAGGAGATTACTTATGGGATGTGCAGGCATACCAAGTTGCATCTCCGAATCATACGCGCACCGTCGCATCCGGCACCTTTACGCTCATTCGTGACATCACCCGGCTGTCCGGTCCCACTGGACCCCTCTTCGTGGTGGAAGATCCTGCTTTGCTTGTGGTGGGTGAAACAGGCCCGACAGGCCCGACAGGCCCGACAGGCCCGACAGGCCCGACAGGCCCGACAGGCCCGACAGGCGCGACAGGTCCGACAGGCGCGACAGGCGCGACAGGTCCGACAGGCCCCACAGGCCCGACAGGCGCGACAGGTCCGACAGGCGCGACAGGTCCGACAGGCGCGACAGGTCCGCCAGGCGCGACAGGTCCGACAGGCGCGACAGGTCCGACAGGCGCGACAGGTCCGCCAGGCGCGAGTGTGCTTCCCGATGCGCTGATGATTGAAATTGGAGATCCGAATGAGTCCGAGTCATTAGTTTTAGGGCCAGTATATGTAACAAACGGTATTGAAATACAGCCTACACCAGTAACACCGGATGTGGCTCCCTTTGATGAAATTGTTGATGGCAGACCTTCCTACTCTGACAATGATTCGATTAGGATTTACTACAATCTGGATCGTTGGATTATTGAACTTAACACTGTAAGTGGCGCATACGAAGCCTACTGTATTTCAGCTTCCATGACTCCGTTAGGGCTGGATGAGTGGATTGTCACTTTTGGTGAAGGAGATCCAGTTTTGACATCTAATACACCGCTGGTAGGAGCCTACCCACCCGCCGATACTGTCGTAGAAGGCAAACAAGGTTATGTCACCTCGCCGCAGTATGACTTGCCGGTATGGTCAGACGGGACGGTTTGGCGCACAGCAGACGGTGCGGAGCTGATGTTCTGGGACTCCATTCCGAACATCTCGGGCGATACAGGAATCGGGAGCGTTCTCACTTGCTCTGAGGGTAGCTCAAATGCCGGTGCTGTCCATAGCTATGACTGGTATAACAACGAGGGCACCGTGCTGCAATCGGGAGATAGTCCTACTTATACGATTCAACCGCTGGATGACGGCTTCGAAATTTACTGCGTTGTAGTCAGGAAGAATACGACTGATTTATACCGTGTCAGCATGATGACCCCGTTAGTAGGTCCAGTTACCCCACCCACTCTGCTCACCGGTCTATTAGCCCACTGGAAACTGGACGAACCTTCGGGTGCGGGATCGTTTGTCGTCGATCAGTTTGGCGAAACCTTCACTATTGTGGCAGATGGCCTGTGGTGGAGCAGTAGTGGTAATAATTTCTGGAATGATGGGGTACATTGGTATCTCGAAGATGCCTCGATAAACATTCTTTACATATCTTTAGATTGTCCAGACACTCCATACGATGCCGATTGGGAAGGGGACTTAACATTCAGCCAAATCGTTGCATCCTCAGACGGCATTCGCTACGATTCACACGGAACCTACCACTTAACAGACAATAACTACGTTGGTCGAGTGGGGGGAGTGATTGGAAACGCTGCGTACTTTAACGGGGAGAATTATCTATCTGGTGAAGATCCAGTTGGCACAAGTTTTTCTCTTTCGGTGTGGTTAAAACCACACGATAATGACGTTTATGAATGGATGGAATGCGTTGGCGCATTCGGGCAGTATAACGGTGATCGCTATTTTGTTGGAACTTTTAACGGCAACGCGGCAACCGTAATCCAAATCGACGGCCATGGCTCAGTCGAAATGATAACTTCAGCCAATATCGAGGATGGAGAATGGCACCATATTGTTTTAACCTTTGATGGCACAACCGCCATTACCTATGTCGATGGGAGCGAATCCTATGTTGATGAGGGTTTCTCAGGAACACTTGTAGGCAACGGAGTCGAATTACGAATTGGAAACCAAGGGTATAACGCTCCAGTAGTGCAAAACGCGGATTCCTTGTCTATTTGGAACCGCGCCATCACGCCTGAAGAAGTGACGGCCCTCTATAACTCCGGCGATGGTCTGGATTACGAAAATTTTAACTCATGAACTACCAATCTGCTATTGACCTTGCTGAATCCACTTTATCGGAGCTTATAGCATCTCGAAAAAGAGGAGTGTCCACGCCCGACTCAAGCACCACGCTAAAGAAGCTAGTTTACAGCGGCCCCTCTGGTCAAGGTGTCGAGGTAAGCGTAATTCTTAAAGGCCGCGTGAACGATGTTTTTATCATCAGACATCACGGGCCGGAGACTCGCCGCAACGTGTCTGACAAACCATTCGAGGTGTTGAAATCGGAAGCCCTAGCCAGTCCGAAGATTAGTAAATTACCAAAAACAAAAGCAGCAGTTAAAGCGGCAACGACGGTGGATGACTTGCTTTTTAACCAACAAGACTTTCTATCCGACACCTGCCCTGTATCACTTGCAAACTGGAGAGTCAAAGCCGTGCTCGACATGCAAGGACTGACTGCTACCGTTGACGCGGCGATTGCAGCCCTACCAGAAGGCGCGGAAAAGATCGTGATTTCCCGAGCTTGGAACGGTAACGGTGATGTGCTGAGAAATTCTCCAACGGTTGCGTCCTTTAAGGTTTCATTAGGTCTGACCGATTCACAGTTAGATGAAATGTTCCACGCGGGAGCTTCCTTCAATCCTTGATATGATGTCCCACCCACTCACAACCCACCCTATGGTTGTAGCCACGCTGGAGCTAGTCACCCTTGCAGGATTCGCAATCGTCCACGGGACGCTTGCTGTTGCCAGCGCTATATCTGACGCGGATTGGTCCAAACTCATCGGCCCTCATGCCGCAGTTTTTGTCATGGCAATGGTTGCGCTTGGGATGGTTTGGAAAAGTAGGGAGGACACCAAAGAGCGTCGAGCGATGGCTAAAACTTTACAAACCCACTATGAGACCGTGGCATCTGCCACATCAGATGAGTCAGAAGCTCGGGAACGTCGCCACAAAGAGTCTTTGGAAGCCAGTGAGCGGCACGCCGAAGCTATCCTGAAACTCAGTAAGGATCACGCCCAAAGCATCCTCAAAGTTTACGGTGAAAGCTCTCAAGTAATCGCCGAAAACACTTCCAGTTTCAAAAACCTGATCTACGCTCTTTCCGGCAGTCCGTGCCTAGTTGGCAAGCTAGGTAGGAATCACCAGCATGAAGCCAATCTCTGCGACAAATGCGGAAAAGTCCACTGGAAGTATGGACCGTGCCACCCTGAAGAATCTCCCGAACCATAACCAAACCAAACCATGAAATCGTATAAGACAACCATCCTCGGTGCCATCGGTGCCGCTATCACTGCCGTCTCGCTTTACACTCAATCGGGCGGAAACCTCGCAGATTGGAAACTCTACCTGTTTCCCGTGCTGATTGCCGTCTTTGGCTACGTCTCGAAGGATGCTGGAGTCACCGGACCTGACAAATGACCGGAATTCCCGCCGCCATCACTGCCGCACTCACGGCCTACTCGTCGTGGGTGCGGTGGCAAATTGAAAAATACCACTATGAGAAAATGGACGATCTTGAGGACTGCATTGACGCTCTCGCTGGTGATGGCAGTCCATCCGCCAAGCTGCGTCTCGAAAGACTCGCTATCCGCAAAAAGCGCCACGCTCAGTGCATTATACGATCCACCGACAGTGACGTTACTCCCCCAAAGGCAATACGAGTTCAAGGAGGGGACGCTGACGGGCCGGGGTCAGAAGTTTCATAGTGATTACTCATACCGCAGAGCCATTATCATCGGATCTCCATGACAATCACACTTTTAATCATCAAGTGGGTTTTGCTCGTCACAGGCGGAATGGTGCTACTGGCCCTGACGGTGTTCGCCATCCTCACCGCGCTCGATCATCAAGTTGACGATTGGATCGACGAGGAAAACAAAGACCAGAAACCATGAACATCATCGCCGACAACTTCGCCCTTGCCTTTATGACACTGCTCGTTATCGGGGGCTGCTGGCTGGTGTGGAAAGACGAAAACGATAACCTACCGAAACCATGACCGATTTCCGCACTTTTAAAGACTATTTTGACACGCTCGGGATCAAGCATTTCACTGCCGAAGAATTCACGGAGTATTTTTCAGTCCACCGCCGGGGCGTGACCAACTCCACGCCTCCCCGCGAAATGTGGGGCAACATAGTCCCGACGATCCGCATCGTGGACGCTCTCCGCGCTCACTGGGGCAAGCCGATAGTGCTGCTCTCCAGCTACCGATCACCGGACTACAACCGCGCCATCGGTGACGCCGCTCCAAAAAGCCTCCACATGCAATTCAAAGCGCTGGACATTGCCGTTTCCGGCAAGACGCCTGGACAGGTTTTTGACCAACTCAGCCAGTGGCGCACCGCCGGGAAATTCAAAGGTGGCCTCGGCCTCTACAATTCGTTTGTCCACGTTGATACCAGGGGCACCAATGCCACCTGGGGAACCTGATTTCCCGGTCTGGGGTATCGGTGGGGTAACACGCTTGCACGTCATTGGAAATCATGGCGGACAGGGAGGGATTCGAACCCTCGGTGACATTGCTGCCACACACGCTTTCCAAGCGTGCTCATTCGACCACTCTGACACCTGCCCTTGGAGGGCGGGACGCTAGGAACTCACCCGCTGCTT